CAGTAACAGTTACTGCTACTCCACTTCCTATAGTTATAGGTCCTACACTCATTGCATTTGTACCTGTAGCTATCGTATAATTAGTTGATATTGTAGTATTATTTATAATCAACCCATTTGAGGCAATTACTTCAGGTGCTGTTAGTTCCCCACTGGATGGGTTATATGTTAATTTAGTTGATGAAACATATGCTGTAGTTAAGTTACCTGTTGTAGCATTAGAAAAAGTTGGATATCTGGTAGCATTAGTTGTTGTATCGTCAGTAATAGCTGCTCCAGAACTAACAGTAGCCCATTCCATAGCAGTTGCACCAGCATTAGTTCTTAATAATTGAAGACTAGTTCCCAGAGCAGTTAATCCAGTTCCTCCATTAGCAACTGTTAATGTTCCACCTAATGTTAAGGTTCCTGTAGTAGTAATAGGACCACCAGTTAAGGTTAATCCTGTAGTTCCACCTGAACCGGTGATAGAATTTACTGTACCAATATCAATATGTTGAAGTGCTGTGGTATGTGAATTACCATCAAAAAGATATATCCAATTAGTTAAGGAACCAACTTGGATAGGTGATGATTTATCTAGTATTGTTCCATCTCCTAATTGTCCATATACATTATGTCCCCAATTCCACAATGTTCCATCTGTTTTAATAGCTGTTGTGTAGGTATATCCACAAGATACCTGTGACCAATTAGATAAAGAACCAATTTGGACTGGAGAGGATTTATCTAATATAGTTCCATCCCCAAGTTGACCAGCACTATTAGACCCCCAACTCCATAAAGTTCCATCTGTTTTAACTGATATCGTGTGGAAATATCCACAGGCTACTTGTTTCCAAGTAGTTAACGCACCGACTTGGATAGGACTTGATACACTAATATTTCCTTGTCCTAGTTGGCCAAAATAGTTATCTCCCCAAGCCCACAACGTTCCATCTGTTTTAATAGCTGTTGAAAAATCGTATCCAGCAGTTGGTCGACTCCAGTCAGTTAATAATCCAATTTGACCAGGAGTAGAGGTGCCACCAAATGTTCCATTACCTAATGATCCGAATGAGTTAGCCCCCCAAGACCATAAGGTTCCATCTGTTTGAGTAGCTAATGTAAACGCTCCACCACAAGATATATGCGACCAATTGGTAAAAGAACCAATTTGAATTGGAGAAGATTTAGAAACTAATGTTCCATCTCCTAATTGACCATTGTTGTTATGTCCCCAAGCCCATAATGTTCCGTTTGTTTTAATAGCAACAACATGATCTATACCACTAGAAATTCGTAACCAACTAGTTAAAGAACCAATTTGGATAGGTGATGATTTATCAACTGTTGTTCCATCTCCTAGTTGACCAAAAGTATTATATCCCCAAGCCCAAAGTGTACCATCTGCTTTAATAGATGTTGTGTACATATATCCACAAGATACTTGTGACCAATTAGTTAATGAACCAATTTGAATAGGACTTGATTTTGGAATTGTTGTTCCATCACCTAGGTTTCCATAAAGATTAGCACCAAAAGTCCATAAAAAAGATAAATTGTTACTAACTATATTATTCCAAGTTGAAGATATCGTACCATAAGTTTCAATATTATTCAAATCTGTATTATAACGTAACATTCCACTAATTGGAGTCGGTCTTTGAACTGTTGTTCCAGTAGGAATTGTTACTGAACCTGTACCTGGTAATATAGCATTATTTGCTATACCAATGGTTACAGTTCCTATTCCATGTGTTACAGTAGTTTGATTAGATACTCCTGAAATGGTTTTGTATTCAAGAGCAGTTACACCGTTATTAACACCGATAAGTTGATTTCCAGTTCCTAATGATGTTAATCCAGTTCCTCCATTAGCAATTGCTAAAGTTCCGCCTAATGTTAGTGTTCCTGATGAAGTTATAGGACCACCAGTTAAGGTTAATCCTGTAGTTCCACCTGATCCGTTAACTGAAGTGACTATACCAAATAATGGGCGTTGAATAGCAAATGTATTAACAAATCGTGTAGATATTTGACTCCAATTAGTTAATGAACCAATTTGAATAGGAGAAGATTTCGGAACAATAGTTCCATCACCAAGTTGTCCATATCCATCATTTCCCCAAGCCCAAAGAGTTCCATCATTTTTAATAGCTGTTGTTTGACTATATCCACAAGATATTTGATTCCAGTTTGTTAATGACCCAACTTGAATAGGAGAAGATTTATCAACAAGAGTTCCATCACCAAGTTGGCCAAGTTGATTTCTTCCCCAAGCCCAAAGAGTTCCATCTGTTTTTAGAGCTGCTGAATCATCAGTTCCTCCTGCTGCTTGTTTCCAATCAGTCAAAGAACCAATTTGAATAGGAGATGATTGTGGTATTTGTGTTCCATCACCAAGTTCTCCATAAAGATTTCTTCCCCAACTCCATAAACTTCCGTTGGTTTTTATAGCTATTGTGTGTGTATGTCCACAAGCAATAGATTTCCAATCAGTCAAAGAACCAATTTGAATAGGAGATGATTGTGGTGTTTGTGTTCCATCCCCAAGTTCTCCATAAAGATTTCTTCCCCAAGCCCAAAGTGTACCATCTGTTTTAATAGTTCCTATATGTGCATATCCGTTGGATACTTGTTTCCAATCAGTTAAAGAACCAATTTGAATAGGAGAAGATTTAGGAACAATAGTTCCATCACCAAGTTGTCCATTATTATTATATCCCCAATTCCATAATGTTCCATCAGTTTTTATAGCAGATGAAAAAAGATATCCACAACTTACTTGTTTCCAATCAGTTAAAGAACCAATTTGAATAGGAGATACTTGTGAGGTAGTTGTTCCATCACCCAATTCTCCATATATATTATATCCCCAACTCCAAAGAGTTCCGTCTGTCTTTATTGCTTCTGTGTTTAAATATCCACAAGCTATTTCTGACCAATTAGTTAAACTCCCTACTTGAATAGGAGAAGATTTAGGAACAATAGTTCCATCACCAAGTTGTCCATGAACATTGTTTCCCCAACCAAATAATAAGTAGTTTGAATTATCAAGTGCTCCCCAATAAGCGTTTGTTCCACTAGTGGTTAATAATTTGCCAGAATTATTAAGTTGACTTGGTTCTAATGCATTAAAAGCTATATTTGCTGTTGTTTGTCCAGTTCCTCCATTAGCAATTGCTAAAGTTCCGCCTAATGTTAGTGTTCCTGATGAAGTTATAGGACCACCAGTTAAGGTTAATCCTGTAGTTCCACCTGATCCGGATATAGAAGTTACAGTTCCTGTTCCAATTATAGGTTGTTGTAATGCCGCAAATGTTTTAGCACTCTTAATAGAAAGTACTTTCCAATTAGTTAAAGAACCAATTTGAACTGGACTAGATCGGTTAATAGTATCTCCTAATCCAAGTTGTCCATAATCATTTCCTCCCCAAGTCCATAAGGTTTTAGTATTTGTTGTAGCTATTATACTGGAATGTCCACAAGCTATCTGATTCCAATTAGTCAAAGAACCAATTTGAATAGGAGAAGATTTAGGAACAATAGTTCCATCCCCAAGTTGACCTACATTGTTTTGTCCCCAAGTCCATAATGTTCCATCAGTTTTAATAGCTGCAAGAATATACCCACAAGAAATTTGTTTCCAATCAGTTAAACTCCCTACTTGAATAGGAGAAGATTTATTAACGCGTGTTCCATCACCAAGTGTACCATTAGCATTATACCCACAAGTCCAAAGAGTTCCATCTGTTTTTATAGCTAATGTAAAGTTACTACCACAAGCAATAGATTTCCAATCAGTTAAAGAACCAATTTGAATAGGAGAAGATTTTTTAATAATTGTTCCATCACCAAGTTGACCTTGAGAATTATATCCACAAGCCCACAATGTTCCATCAGTTTTTATAGCAGATGTAAACAATGATCCACAGTCTACTTGTTTCCAGTTTGTTAAAGTGCCAATTTGAATTGGAGATGAGTATGAAGTTGTTGTTCCGTCCCCAAGTTGTCCGTATGTATTAATTCCCCAAGCCCAAAGAGTTCCATCAGTTTTAATAGCTGAAACACTATAACCTCCAACAGCACAAGAAATTTGTTTCCAATCAGTTAAAGAACCAATTTGAATTGGAGATGATTTATTAATAGTTGTTCCATCACCAAGTGAACCATAATCATTTCTTCCCCAAGCCCAAAGTGTTCTATCAAGCTTTAAAGCTATTGTATAGATACCTCCACAAGCTACCTGTTTCCAATCAGTTAAAGAACCAATTTGAATAGGAGAAGATTTAGAAGTAGTTGTTCCATCTCCAAGTTGAGCATTAATATTATTTCCCCAAATCCACAGAGTGTAGAATTCTGTACTAATGTTATTCCAACTTAAGGTTGGCACATTATAAGTTTCAATGATATCTAAGTTTGTATTATATCTTAACATCCCTCCTGTTGGAATAGGTCTTTGAACTATTGTACCAGTTGGAATCGTTATTGAACCTGTACCTGGTAATATAGCATTATCTGCTATACCAACATTTACAGTTCCTACTCCATGTGTTACAGTAGTTTGATTAGATACCCCTGAAATGGTTTTGTATTCAAGAGCAGTTGCACCATTATTAACACCGATAAGTTGATTTCCAGTTCCAAGTGATGTTAACCCAGTTCCTCCGTTAGCAACTATTAATGTTCCACCTAATGTTAAAGTACCAGTTGTAGTAATAGTACCAGATAATGTTAATCCAGTTGTCCCACCAGAACCAGTTACAGAAGTAACTGTTCCTGTAGTAGGGGTATACCACTCTATCGCATTAACACCAGCATTAGTTCTCAAAGCTTGAAGACTAGTTCCAAGAACAGCCAATCCAGTTCCACCATTAGTATAAGCTAATGTTCCACCTAAAGTTAATGTACCTGTTGTAGTGATAGTACCAGTTAAAGTTAATCCAGTAGATCCACCTGAACCAGTTACGGAAGTAACAGTACCAACACTACCCCATTCTATTGCTGTAGCACCAGTATTAGTTCTTAATACTTGAAGACTAGTTCCAAGAACAGCCAATCCAGTTCCACCATTAGTATAAGCTAATGTTCCACCTAATGTTAATGTACCAATATTAATAATTGGACCACCAGTTAATGTTAATCCAGTAGTTCCACCAGAACCAGATATAGAAGTAACTGTACCATTACATACTCCACTACCATATCCTTGAATTTTAGATGGTGAAGTAGTCCAAGTACCAGCAGTAGTCTGTGTGGATTCTATATAGCCAACTACTCTAAAGGGTACATTTGTTCGGGATGTTGTTGAGTAAAATGTTGTATTTGAGGATGAGCCAGAGGTAATAGCAGTAGTGCTTATTAATGTAGATTCATCTAAAAGAGTACCTCCAGATGCATTGATAACTGCAAGTTCTACTGTTCCAGCATTGTCAATAGCAATTACCATTATATGGGATAATGTTGCATTAATAGTTCCAAGTGTTGCACCAGATGGAACTATTAATGCAATTGAACTATTAACTAATCTAGTATTAGATACTCCTGATAAAAGAGATGAGTTACGAAAATCTAACACACAAGGACTCAATCCAACTGTCATAGCTGATGAACCCATAGTAGATGTTATAGAAAATATTTTACTAGTAGCTCCACCGGTATTGTAATTAACAGCATCAGCACCATTTATCAGTAATGCACCATTATTAATTCCTGATCTAATTCCTGTTGTTGATGTTGGCGGAATTGATATAGTAGGAAGCCATATTCTACTTTTTTGTGGTTTGAAGATTTGCCAAGGGTTTTCAGACAAGGAGGCAAGTAGATTAGAGTCTGTTTGTTTACCAATTCTTACCCATAAGGTATTTTCAGAATATGCATTAATATCATCTCCAGGATTCCAGCCCATAGCATGATTTCTACCAACTCCAGCATTATACCCTAAAGTATTGCTACCACTAGAAGTTCTACCTGTTACAGGACTTCCTCCTGAGTATATCTTCCAAGTAGACTGAGTACGATTACCTAGACTACTAGCTACAACATTACTTTTAGCAGTAAATGTTTCAGTTAGCATTGTCCAAGACTCTCCTGTCCCTATATATATAGCAGTATTACGGCAATCAGTTCCGTAATAAACACCACCTGTAGAATAGGGACGCGTTCCTATACCAATCACATCTACAGTTATAGTTGTAAAGTCAATAGGAGCTTCGATAGAAGTAATTGGACGTAGAAGGATGGTACTTGCTACATATTGAGCCTTACCTGCTGCCTTTATTAAGGGGTTCATTGCATACCGAAATTGCAATTCCTTACCATTTATATACTCATACCATATACCATTACAAAATACATGAGCATATGGAGCACCCTTAAATACAGGATGTGACCAATCAACAATAGCCTGTGTTTGTGGTTGTTGTATCCTTTTAGAAGGTAAAATTAACATTATATTATGCTATACTAGCAACTACTGATACAAATGCTTCTACAGTTACTGGTTGAACTGTATTACCAGTAAATTCTATTTCTAAGTGCATTATTTCAGGACCAAAGACATAGTTCCATTCACCAATAGTAGCTGCTGTTGTACCATTACCTACTGTATAAATAGTTTTCCAATCTGTACCAGCTGGGTTTGCTGTAGGTGTAGCTCCAGCATTATGAGCAATTAATAAATTAGCTACACATTGTAAGGTTGGACCTGTTCCACCATTTATTATTTTGTAAGTTACAATACCACCAAGAGCAGTACGTAAATCTATTGCTCCTCTTGTAGTACTACCTGCTGCATTTGCCACTGACGCTACTAATGTCGTGACTGTTTTAGTTGCTGTTGCCATATTTAATTCCTTTATTACTAGGGTTGTATTATTTATGTTCTAGTTTATATACCTTTGCAGATAACTCTTTAATAGATTCAATTAAAAACCCAATAATTGCACTATATTCCACACTTAATACTCCTTCTGCATTTTTATGAACTATATGAGGCAACACTGTTTCAATTTGTTGTGCTATTACTCCATAAGATGGTATTCCTGTATCTTTCCAATTAAATGATACTCCTTCCATCTTGTTTACTATATCTAAACTATTTGTTAATAGAGTAATATTAGTTTTTAAAGTTTCGTCAGATGTATTGACGAATGTTGTTGCAGTTACTGTACCAGTTGAAGGATTATATGTTAATTTAGTTGATGAAGTATAAGTATTTAAAAGATGTCCAGTTGTACTATCAGCAAATGTTAGGTAACGAGTAGAATTTGTAGTATTATCATCAGTTAAAGTAGGAGCACCTCCACCTATTGGAAAATTAACTATTCCACTAGGGTCTACAGTCATAATATCTTGTGTAGTGTTCCCAACATTACCTCTCGATAATTTCATTGTTCCATCTGGTATAGTTGGAACAGTAAACACAAAGTTCTGAGTGGTATTTGTACTATCACCTATTTGTAATCTACTTATAGTTAGTTGACCAGCCATTTATATTCCTTTAGTGTATTATTGTCCATACTGACCCGTTTGGTACTGTTACAATAACCCCACTATTAATTGTTATTGGACCCGCAGACATAGCATTTTTATTTGTAGTTATTGTATAATTAGTAGTTACAGTTGTGTCATTTTCATAAAATACTTTATCAGTACCACCTCCAACAGGAACATTACCACCTGTTCCCCCACTTAAACTAATCCAAGAACCGTTAACATACCCTTCAATAACAGGAGTAGCATCTGTATTATAACGTATCATACCAGCAATAGGTGTTCCACGTTGTGCTACTGTACCGGATGGTAAAACTAAGGCACCTGTTCCACCAATAGTTATATTACCAGTATTGTCAGGTATGATAATTTCAAAACTATAATCAAAGTCCATTTTTATCCTTTAATATTAGTTAGTTACTTCAGATGTGATTACTGTTGCCACCCAACGAATTGTTTTTGTTAATTCACCTGTTACTACTAATTTTAATGAACCATTTGTAGTGTCTGCTGATAAAACAATATCCCAACCAGCATTTGTTTCACCAAGAATTACTTTTGATGGTGTACCAATAGTTGTTAAAGATGCTGAGGTTGCATCTTTACGTAATGCCCCCTCAAGTCTATAACTTGCTCCACCACCAACTACATCAGTTCTGCGAGCAGCCACTAAAATACTGAATGTCCATACAGAATTATTTGGAACAATAAGACGTTGGGAACCAGCAGTTCCATCTAAAAATAATTCTAATGGGGTAGCGTCAACTGTTATATTACGAAGAACATATAATCCAGATTGAGCATCACCAGCCGTAGCAAATTTACCATTAGCATATGCTTTACCACCCCATATTCCTTGTCCTGTACCATCACCATTAGCATATGATCCAATACCTGATGCTGTTGAACCACTTCCAACAGCTATTGAATTTGCTGCTGAAGCTACTGGAGTTGTTGGAGTGCTTGGATTTTCTGTATACAATTTAATAGGTAGATCAGCATATGCTAATGAACGGAAAGCTGGAGTACCAGTTGTACCATTTGGTGAAGCAAACACTAAATTAGTGGTTTGTGTATTAAATACAGCTGTTAATGTTCCTGTTGTAGTTACAGTTGCTGTAGTAACATTAAAAATACTTGGTAATGATAAACCAACAGAAGTAACACCAGCATTTGTATATGTTACAGAACCATTTCCATAAGCAACAGACATACCTGTTCCAGCTAATTCAATAGGAGCTGTAGTATACCATTGTGTAGTAGAAGAAGCTACAACAGTAAGAGAAGCACCAACTGGTAATACAACAGGATTATTTGTACCAGCTGCATCAATTGTACCACTTACTGCAGGATAAACATTAACAGGATTTGCACCTTTATTAACAATCATTACTTCCCAACCAGCTAATGCTGGAGTTGGTAATGCAACTCCAGTTCCTGATGCTGCAACTGTAATTATATTGTAAGATGCTGTTAATGCAGTTGCAGTACCTTGTGTTGTTCCAGATGCAGTTATTGTTGATGAGGTTGATTGATATAAACCAGTTGTTACTTGAACTGAACCAGGAGCAACAAATGTACTTGGTATACTTGCTGTAACACTACCAGTTGCAGCAGATACTGTAACTTGATTTGCTGTTCCAGCTAGTGATGTTACACCAGTGTTTACTATTGTAATTGAACCAGCACCATTAGTAATTGTAATGCCTGCACCTTGTGTCAATGTTGCTGCAACAGGTGCTGCCCCTGTTGAACCAATTAATAATTGACCATTTGTTGGTGCAGTAGTTGTAGTTAATAATCCAGCTGTTCCAGAATACAAAAATGAGTTTTCAGTTAATCCAGAAACTGTTAATCCAGTTGTGATAGTAACAGAATTAGGTAAACTTAATGTAACACCACCTGTTGAAGTTGATGCTGTAATTTGGTTTGTTGTACCTGTAATAGATGTAACACCAGTATTGGTATATGTTACTGTACCATTACTATAAGCAACAGATAAACCTGTTCCTGCTGCTTCAATTTCAACAGTTGTAAACCATTGAGTTGAAGAAGTTGATGTAACATAAACACCAGCACTAACTGGTAAAGTAATACCAAGATTTGTTGCTAATCCGTCAATTGCACCACCAGATGCTGGATATACAACAATTGGATTTGCACCTCTATTAACAACAGATACCATCCAACCAGCTAATGATGGAACTGGTAATATAACTCCAGTTCCTGCTGCAGCAGTTGTAACAACATTAAATGAAGCAGTTAATGGTGTAGCTGTACCTTGATTTGTACCAGCAGCAGATATTGCTGCTGATGTTGATACATAAAAACCTGTTGTTGCTTGGATTGATCCAGGAGCAACAAAGGCAGATGGAATACTAAAACCAAGAGTACCTGTACCATTAGTAAGAGTAATTTGATTTGCTGTCCCTGAAAAGGTTTTATATTCAAGAGCAGTTCCACCATTATTCATACCAAGAATTTGGTTTCCTGTACCGTATGCACTTAATCCTGTACCACCATTTACAGCAGCTACTGGAGTAACTAATACAATAGTATTACCTTGATATGTTAATCCATTACCAACTAATACAGATCCAGGACCAGCAATTTCTGCCCAAGTAAATGTTGTATTATTGTACAAATAAGTATGGCTATAATGTAAACTAGATGTAGCATTAGCTAGAACTGTAATACCATTTAGCATTGTATTACCAGCAGATGTTGCAATACCATCAGGTTCAGACCAATTTGATGCTGTTGTTAAGTCTGTTCCGATATAAGCACCAACCATTATCCATTGAATTAAGTCAGATTTATCTAATGCTGTACCACTAACTGTCATACCTGTTAATGATGTATCAACTGTATAAGCAGTACCAACTTCACCAGCAATAATAAATCTATCACCAGTTGCTAATGTTTTTAATTTAACCCAAGCTGTACCAGACCATTCTACAATATCACCAACTGCAACACCTAATACTCCCCAAGTACCAACTGTATTAACAATATATGAAAGTTTAGTAACAGGAGAACCTGGAGCAGCTGCTAAAATACCCATTAAATCTGGTGTTACAATTGGATTACGCCATTTAGTACCAGAACTTACAGCATTATCCACATATGCTCTTGTAGCAGCATCCGACGCTGCTGCTGGAGCAGCCAATCCAGTAACTGTACCAGCAGAGAATGTTAATGTACCGGACATTGTATCACCAGCTTTATTAACTGGAGTATATGTTAATGCACCTGTAATATCACTAGCACTAACTGCAAGATTATTGGTAACACGTCCAAAACTATCTAATGCAACTCTTACAAACGAAGTACCTGTTGTACCTTGAGTAACTCCTGCCAAGTTAATAGTAGGAGCACCAGCAACACCATCTCCATCAGTAACAGCAATATTACTTGCTGTACCAGCAATAGTTCTTGGAATATATGTAGCAGTATTAGTTCTTGCCACTAATCCTGTGGTGGCTAATGCTGCTAAAGCGTTTAATTCGGTGTTTAATGCTAAATGAATATTACCAGCTGTAGTAATTGGTGAACCACTAACAACTGTTAAACCTGTTGTAGTATCTGATGTAATAGCAACACTAGTTACTGTAGCAGAACCAGCAGCAAGAGCTGTCCAAGTACCATTATAGAATTCTAATCCAGATGCGGTACTATTGTAACGAAGCATACCATTTACTGGTGTACCAGGACGATCTGTTGTATTATTACCAGATGGTAGTTTTAATGCCCCTGCCCCTGTAATAGATAAAATACCTGTTGTGGCTGTTAATGGGGAAGCAACTGTGGTATCGATAACGAGTAATGAGGTAATACTACCAATGTCGTGGTCAAAATTCATAATGAATTGTCCTTAATAATAAGTTTTGGTTTATATAAGTATATTTATCCACAAAGAACATTAATTAGTAACTTCAACTGTTTCTACCATAGCAACCCATCTAATAGTTTTTCCATTTTGACCTGTACAAGTTATTGTTAATGAACCATTAGTTGTATCTGCATATAATTTGATTCCCCAAGCAAAATTATTTCTTGCTATTGTCGATGTGGAAGGACGACCCTGAAAAGATACAGAAGCATTTCCAGCTATTCTATATATTACACCTTCAAATGAAAATCCAGCATGTCCGTCACTTATATCTGTTCTATGTCCTGTTATTATACCTCTAAATGTCCAAGTTGAATCATCTGGTAATACTAACCGTTTTGTTCCTCCTGTACCATCTATAAACAATTCTGTTTCTGTACTATTTGTAGTATGGCTTCTTAATAGATATTTTCCAGTTTGAGCATCTCCCGATGAAGCAAATCTACCACTTGCTTGAACAACTCCACCAGGTATACGTGCTAATGATTGTTCTCCAATTGCTAAAGAATTTGTAGCTGAAACAGCTGTTTGAGCCCCTGATCCTAAAACAATAGAATTACTACCTACTGGACTTGGTGGTATTACTGTACCTATATTTTCTTTATAAAGAATAAGATTTGAGGATGAGCCAGGTAAACCAGCTGTTGATTGTGCTATTATGACACCCATTAAAAACTCCCTTATGTATATTGTATTTATACACTATTTTCTTTGTATAAATACTATACAAACATAAGGATATATTAATGGCTCACAAAATCATATCTGTTCATTTTACATCATCAGGTATTCCTGTAACAGGATTATCTCCTGTCATCAACATCTATGAACTAAATTTAACCAATTCAGCCTTAAATCCGTTAGTGGTAACAAATGGAACAACAGTTGAGATTGGTACTGGATGGTATCGCTATGATTTTTTAACATATGATCCAACAAAAAATTATGTGTATACTTTTGATGGTGGTATTTCATTATCAATGGGAGAAAGATATAAAATAGGAGGAAATGAAAGTTATGTTGAAGATATTTCATCAGGAGTATGGGATGAGCCAACATTATCTCATTTAGGATTAGGAACTACCGGATTTACTTTAACACAAATTCAAACAGATACTAGTACAGTATCTATTAGTCAAACTACTATATTAACATTACTCAATACTTTATTAAAATATGAACGTAATAGAACTAAAATTGATATTCCAACTGCTACATTAACCATTTATGATGATAATGGAACAACAGTTCTAACCACTTTTAATTTATTAGACCATTTAGGTAACCCAAGTGTAAGTGAAGTTTGTGAAAGATCGCCTATATGAATTATACTAAAATATATACATCATTAATAGACAATAGACAATTGTTATATTTTGATAGAAAACAACTTAAAAAACAAAAATTGGAATACTATGAACATCATCATATTATTCCAAGATGTATGAATGGGAATAATAATATTAAAAATCTTGTTTATTTAACTGCTAGAGAACATTTTTTAGCACATTGGTTATTATGGAAAATATATAGAACAAAACAATTAGCATATGCTTTTATTCGAATGTCTACTAATAAAAATATACGAATAACAGGTAAGCAATATGAAATAACAAGAAAAATCAGGAGTGAAGTATATTCTGGAGAAAATTCTCCTAAAGGATTTAAAGGAAAACATCATACCAATGAAGTAAAACAACGACAAAGTGTGTCAAAAATAGGGGTAAAAAATCCAATGTTTGGATTAGGAGAAAATCATCCAAACTGTAAACGAGTTGGGGAATTAAATCCAAATTTTGGGTTATTGCCTTGGAAAAATCCTAGTGTATTAAGAACACCATCTGCTATAAACATATGGAATAATCGAGATATATTATATCAAACTTGGATACAATTAAATAAACCACATTGGTATAAATTTGGGAAAGAAGCTATTTATTATTTTGATACCAATGGATATGAGTATATTCCACATAGTTTTCGAAAAATGGTTAATTGGTTTGAAAAATCAGTTTGTGAAAGAGTGCCTATTTAATGTCCTTATTTACCCACAATTATAGTTCTATAATTACCAAAGGATTAGGTAATCCTGCTTGTTGTAGTCTAATTGTATCACAATTTAGTCTTACAGGACTTTGTAGTATAGAAATTATAACACCACCTACTACTGTTGGTGGGGGTGGTGGAGGTGGAGCTTTTCTTGTACCCTTTCCACAACAATTAAATCAACAAACTCGAATTGTATTAATAACGATAAAATTCCCTGAAGATAAAGTTTGGAGACGGTCATATGTTATTAATGTATTCAATGCTAACAAATTAGTTACAGTAATGAACTTTGGAAACAAAGTAAAAGATAGTATTGCTATTGGTGTTGAACATATTAAACAAATTGGAAGAAGGGTTATTGCTGTGTTCCATAAAGAAGATAAATAATAGATTATACGGAGATTTTGATGGCTGATGAAAATAATACAATAAGATTAAATCCAACTAAGGCATCTACATTAGAGTTTGATGTGACAGTTTCAGGATTAGAAAATATAACCCCAACTGTTAGGTTTGTGATTGAAAATGCTAGTGATGGGATAGACTGGGTAGTTAATTGCTCAAAATTAGAAGGGTCAAAATGGCAAGCATCTTTTCCTGCATTTAAAGATTTTAAACTTAATACTTGTAAATTTTGTGTCGAAGTTATTGTTGATGAATATTTCTTTAAACCAGCTGAAGGTGAAATTATCTTTATTAATTCTCCTGATGTATCATTTACTCCAAAAGTTGGACCAAAACCTTCTGTAACTACATCATTTACTGTTAAACAAGATGATAAACCAGTTAAACCAAAAAAGAAAAAAGTAAGTGAAGCAGCATCAGGTGGTCCAGAAGTAACAGGACAATTTGCTCCAAATAATAGTTTATTAAAACCTGAAGAAAATCCAGAAGATACCCATGGAAAAGTTAAAGTAGCACAAGCAGAATTAGATGATCAGTTTATAGAAAAAGAAAAATTAGATGATATGTCTGATGAAGAACCAATTCCAGGCGATGGTCGTCAATACCCACAACCTGATGGCAAGAGAAAAAGATTCAAAAAGTTAAATGATTTAGTGGATGATACCTCTGAACAAATAACTAATAATATTCAATCAGAAGAATTTGACCCTAAAAAAGTAGCAGAAGGTATTTTACAAGCTACAATAGGAATGAATAAACCTACAATTGGAACATTGCGTGGCTCGTTATTTAAAAGAGATGCTAGTGGAAAGATTGTTGTTCCTGGATTAGAAAGTCAACAACAATTGCAAGAAAAGGCTACTCGTGAGCAGAAGGTTAAAGATATATTAAAATGAAATTAAATGAGATTGTTATAATGAATCAACAATCATTATCTAACTCTGGTATTGATCATACTATGTTTGGGAAAAACGGTATTAAAGTTGGTGAAATGGGAAATAACAGTATAATGTTATATACAGCAACAAGACCTAGAGGAAAAGAAAATAAAAAAATCTCATTAGTTAATCAAGATGGTACCGAAATAGCAAGCATTGTTGGATTCTTTTTTAAACATAATAATAGTGGAAATACTTTTTTTAAAATAGGTAGAATTTGGACAGAACCTACTTATCGTAATCAAGGAATAATGACAACATTGAGACAATTTATAAAATCCAAATGGCATATACAATTTATGAGTGACAGAGATTTAACTCAAGATGGTCTTAATACTTGGAGAAAAGTTAAAAATGACTGGAAAGTTAGTATAATTGATGGGCTTACAGGAAAAATTATTCCTTGGACTAATCAAACTGAACAAGAACTTTTTGTGCCAGAAGAAGATTATAATAAAGTTCGAGGAGATATTGAAAATCCTGTTTATATTAAAGCAAATCAATATTTTTTAATAAGTGAAACTTTTAGTATATTTAATCCCAATTGTACTGGTATACCTTCAGTTGCAGAAGGTATATTAAAAAACTAATTAGAGATATGTAAAAATGAAAATAAATGAAGTATTAAGTACAGTATTACCGTATGAATGGGATGGAGATCCTGATAATCTTGAGGATTATGGACAGGCTAACTTTATTGTGAACGATAAAGAATATATGGTACTTTTTTCAAACGAAAATACTAACGAAGATAGAAGTTCACATTGGAATATAGAGTTTGGTTTATATCCTTCAAAAAATACCAAATATTCAAGTTTGACTAGATATGATATTACAAATACTGGAGACCAGTTTGCTGTAATGAGTACTGTACAAGCTATTTGTAAAGAATGGTTTCATTACCATCCAACTTCTCAAATATCTATGTCAGCAAATGTTCCAAGTCGTAAAAAATTATATTCTAGGATGTTACGTAACTTATTACCAAATTGGAATATTACTGTAACTGGAAATACTCTTACTGCTGAAGCTCCACGTTAATTATTTTATTAATCCATAACCTCGAAGGTCTTCAATTGCTTTTAATAAATGTTTACAACATCCAGGTACAGCATTTGGATTAGCAGGTGGTCTTGTTGTAGTTTTTCTTACATATCTTGGTGGAATAGGACCAACATGACAATTATGGTTTAGATTATAATTAGCAAATCGCATAACATAATCTGGACAATCACAGAATACACCAACATTTGTGTTATTTAAAGGAACTGGTTGAAGTGAAGTTTCTTGTCTATCTGTACTAGTAACCGTAACATTATTTTCAGTATCTCCACCTTCAAAAGTAACACCACGAAGGTCTATTAATATTTTATGTTTATTTCCATTATTAGAAGTAGTTTCTGATTCTACCCGAAGGATTCCATTACCTTTAAATGGTGTATATGTAAATTTGTCAACACGTACTTCATTTGTAGCATGTTGACGTTTTTTAGTATCAGGAAATCCTTGTGCTGTTGATTGTGTTAATTGAGGAATAGTTAAGTCTTCAAAAAGTTCATAAATTTTCATGGTGTATAGTCCAGATGGGTTGGTAATCCTCTATTTAATAGTTTCATATAATCATAATGGACAGAATAGTCATCAATATTATAAATTCCAGTGGATTCAACTATTATTCGCCAATCTGTCTTACTGATTTTAGATCTATACGGTTCATTAATCAGCCCCTGTTTTGGTTTATCTTTTGTTGGATCATAATTAACAATTTGTCCAGTTTGGATATTTAACCACTGTATTTTATTGTTTTTTGATAAAATATGTATTGCTCTTATAGCATCATCAGATTGATATCCACTATATTCAATAAACGGTAGATTATAATGTGTTTTCATAAAATCTAAAAGAATAAATAACAAATTTTTTCCAACTAATTCTTTTAATATCTGCTGTTGTGCTGCCATATCTGCTAAACTATGTACTAATATTATATCTATATATTTTTTATCAAATAATGTTTTTAAAGAGAATTTTACAAATGCTCCTATTATATTCAATGGTTTATAATATATACCTATTATATAATCTCCATCCTGTTCAGTTTGAAGTATTGAATACTTGTTTGCAGCAGTTCCGATTTGTTTTCCAGTAGTTCTTACTAAATTATAATGTGCACGTAGTGCCTCATTCATTAATAAAGATTGGTCAAAATTTCCAGTTGCTTTTGTCTCAAAGTAATAATCTTCTGTTATATTGAAAGATTTAAACAATTCAGTTAATTTCATTGATACAGTAGTCCGTATATTTTATTATACTATTTATTATATACCTAAAGTTAACGAACTTGAATCTAATATCTCATCAAATCCCTCCGTTATTGAAGGGTATTGGTAACTTTCAAACTGTTTAATAACAGCTGTTTCTGGTACGTATTTATCTGGACGAGTGGATTGACGAGATATTAATGTCTCTAAACTAACATCAAAAGTAATACCAACAACAGTATATCCTAATTTTTTAGCAGCTTCGATATATGGTCTACGACGTTTTTTAGATAAATTGGTGTTATCAATGAACAAATCTGTCTTTTCATTCAACAATTCATTAAACTTAACATCCAATTTATTTTTGAATTCTTTGTCCATACAAGACATTTCCCAAGCTTTAGCATAACTAGTTTTGTCATACCATTCTAACCGACAAGCATCCCAAGAATAATAATTTATCCACGGATGTTTATCTTTTAATTTTTCAAAAATCGTTGATTTTCCACTTCCTGATGGACCAATAGCCATGAATAAAATTGGTTGTAATAATTTTGTCATATAATATCTCCGTTTAATGTGATATTATACTCTATATTTGATTAAGAATCAACTGAATATAAAAGCATCAGGCATAAAATTATTATCTGAATCACTATACTCATCCCCTTCTCCTAAAAAGGCATGAGCGTATAATTTATCATAAGCATCTTGGTCAAAAGCAGAAACTTCTTCTAATAATCTAGTGACAATCAAACAAGCTGAAATTAAATCATCTGTTCCACCTGTTTTAGCAGAATATCCTCCCCCTCTTCGAACAAATTGTTTCATTTCTTCTACTAAGGTTCTTGAACGAATTTTCATACCATTTCGTTCTACCAATTCTTTAATAGTTACACAAGCCTTCATTTTAGATTTACTGGTGGTAGTCATTCCTTTACGCTTAGCTCCATTTTCTGATATAAATTCAGCCAATTCAGGCGGATTATCATCAGCTTCATACAACGAAATCATTCCCTCCCCAACACCATTATTTTCAATAGAGAAATATACTGTTGCATCAACTTTCTCATACATCGTTAACATTCTTTTTAAGATATGATAGGCTTGAACAGAAGACATTGTGTTAGACCTCCATTCAGCTACTTGTTCTAATGCTGGAAAATCAAATACAACAAATGTAGAATAATCTTCTCCAGTTCCAGTTGCTGGGTCAACTCCAACTAAATATACTCCGTTTTGTACAGGAGGTTTAAAGAATATAATATCACTAATAGTTCCATATGGTTTAATAAGTTTTACTTCTTCTGTAAGAGTTGCCATTGCTATAGTATCAAATAATAATGGGTCTGAAGACAAAAATTGGGTTTCATATTCTTGTAACCACTTAATATCACCAATCTTTGCTTTTTCTTTTTCCATAAATTCAGCATCACGACCTGGAGGTTCATCCCATCGTATATGAATTGGTATAAATCCATTTGTACCAATTTCAGAATCAGCAGTAAGTGGAATATTAGCACCTCTCCATAATTGAGCATATAAATTACTATCACCATTTGGAGTAGATGTTATAATACATGAACCACCTGTTGCTAATGTAGGTGCCATTGAAGTCCAAAATGCTCCTTGAACCGTATCTCTAACAAATGCAAACTCGTCCAAGAATAATAATGAGATAGCTAAACCACGACCAGAATTCTCTGATGTTGCTGTTGATATGATACGAGAACCATTATCAAATCCAATAGCATGTTTATTATATCCATCATCTGTAAGACCTGGTTTTAACCAATGTGGAACTCTCTCATACATAAATTTAATACGATAAATCATTTCCATCGCATTAGCATTCATATTTGAAGCAATAAGTATAGTTTTTTCAAAGTGAAACATAGCATACCATAATAAATATGCTCCTGATACCTGGCTCTTGCCTACTTGGCGTGAAGCTAATACTATCACTTGTTTGTTTATTTGATAAGTATCAAGCATTGTTTTTTGATATGGATATAAATCAAACGCTATAGATCCTAATATAGGATGTTGGATTTGACAATATTTGTTGATGAAATAAGCAGCATTTTCAGAACATTTTTTTAACTCTTGAATATGATCTATATCATATTCATGCTGCTCATTTGCTTGTTTTAAAAATGGGTTTTTTAATTTTGATGCGGCCATAAAAACCTACTCTCTTGTTTTTATGGCTATTTACTTTTATTATATTAGGACCTACCTTTGATTTCCTGCTATCATTCGTAATATTTCGTTTCTATCAGCTATTACTAAGTTGTTGTTGGTAGTTGTATGTCCATCCTGTTTTTTAGCAAAAGGGGATAATTTATCTTTATGTTCTTTCATCATTCGTTGTTCACGAACAGCACCAAGTGCTACATTTAACATATTAGCTGTAACTTCACCCATACGAGCTTTATATCTACCTTCAACTACTTCAATACTATCAGCCATTGTATTTGCTTGACCTATAGCAGTAGTATAAATTTGTTCAAGTTTTCCTTCTATTTCATCATCCTTTACATCATAATTAGGCATGTCTACTAATGGTTCTGGTAAGAATTCATTATATTCCACTACGGTAGTTCCTGATTCTATTCCAAAAACTGTTTCTAAGGGATGTTCAATAGTTTTTTCTTCTGTTTTAATTTTCATTTAAAGACACTCATTTCTGTAAGAAGTCGAAAAGACATGTTTCGTTGTTGACACCATATTGAACATGCTCGCCATTTGGCCGTATTTACTGCAAAAGTTAATTGCTCATACAATCGATACTTACTATTGGATCTTGGTGGTTTTGTTTGAGTTTTTGGTTTTATTTCAATTACTTCTTGAATTATTTCCCCATTAGTATTAATATATTCAATCCAATAATCTGGATAATATTTATGTATTTTTCCATCTGTTGGTTTAATATACGGAATACAAAATCCTTCACTTGACCATCTTAATACTCTGGGATTATTATCAAAGAAATTATGTGCTTGTAACTCCCAAGAAGACATATATCTTATTTTGTGAATATCTCCTGTATATTTTTCTGGATGTTTAGGAGTATAATAGCCTTGAGTAAAACGACTTTTTTTAGATACTAACATATATTATTGTGGAACTGTCATAAACTCACCCAACCCTTGGGTAATACTTCCACCGAATCCCCCACCAATCATTCCACTTGTATTTTGAGAACTTAATGGATCACAATTATTTTGACCAGGAATTGGTGAGCCAAACGGACTAATACCGTGGGTATTTGGACCTTGTGTAGCTGAAGCGGCATCGTTATATCGTAATTGATAAAAGGCATCACGTTGAGCACTACGAAATGTTTGGTCTAATGCTCTCATTTCTGTAGTTTCAACAAATACAGTATCATAAGCAAATGTGATTGATAATTCATTACCTTCATTGCCAACTGACATATCAACATCATCAGGAATTAGTGTTGTTATACGAGGGTTAAGAAAATGATATACATTAACCATTGCTCCATTATTATAAACATGATATAATATAATTTCTTTAAATATACCTTGTTTATTATCGTTATTTAACGGTCCTAACGAAGCAGCATATCTATTTGTTTTTATTGGCATTCCTTCAGCATCTAATGACATATTATCTTTAAAACTCATTCCTAATTGTTCAAAAGCATCTTGAGTTGGAGATTGTTGGGGGGTCATATTAGCAATTGGGGTCATTGCTTTAAGATATGCTGTATAAAATTGTATGGCATTATTTAATATATCATCGTGAAATGACATATTCATTTCATCAAATTCAGTTTTTGTTATTAATTTTGTTCTATAGTTATAATAATTAACTGGTTCTGTTTGGTATGTAATTTTAGGACGAGAAGACTTTTTAACCACAAAAGCCATTCCTCTCATTATTTCATCTAATTCACTATATCCAGCAGCAGTTACAAATTGAACCATAAACAAGAATTTATATTTAGGTGCTCTTGCTATAAGGTCTATAGCATAGGGAGATGCTTCACAAGCAGGAGTTAATGAATTTAATCTATCACTTCCAGGTGTATAGATTCCTCGAGCTAATCTTTCTAAATTTTGAAAATCTTGAAGGTAGTATGGAATATCAGTGGCTTTAAAATGTCCTTGTTGAACTTGTTGATAAATTTGTTGAGCTTGACCCCAAGCCTGATTAGCTATTTGTGGGTTTAGACCTTGTAGGGATTGTATTAAGGTTGGAGCAATTCCTATATTACTTAATATCCAATTAGCACCTTGATCTAAACTATCACCTATAATAGTTGGTAGAGAGCCACATCCAGTTCTAATTGAATTTGAAACACTAGCAACAGTACGTAATCCAGTACCAATGGAACCTGCTCCAATACTATTTAAAACTTGGAGGTCACCTATTTTTCCAATAGCGTTTCCAAAATCACGTCTGTTAGAAACAGCACTACCTATATCAGCTCTACTTTTAGATGCGTAGGCTGCTGGACAAGGTTTAACAGAAAAAGTTCGTGGATCCATAAATCTTCCTTAACAAATATGAAGTATTTATATAAAGGGAACAGGCATAAAAAAGGAGTCAAAAGACTCCTTTTTATTGGTATTAGTAGTTGTATTACATTGCCCCCGCACCACCAGTAGCAATACCTTTACCCTGTTTATATCCACCAAGAAATTGACGAGCATGATCATAACTAATGGTAAGTTCGATTTCAACAGGATCACCTGTTTCATATGCCAACTCTCCCCAATTATTATCTTCAATCCAACATCCTTCAACAGTCCATTTTTCGATTACTTGGTCATTACCATCTAATTGGTCAAGATATGTAACAAATTTGTAAAGTGAACCTTCTCCTGCAGATGCTAACCATTGTCCTTCAGCACCAACTAACCATTGTTGTTTTTGTAATTGTGCTTGAATAACTCTTGATGCTGTACCTGTAACATCATCTTGAACTGTAAGAGCCATTGTTTCCCAAGAATGCTTGGCAGCAATATATGCTACAGAATTATAACGATGTAAAGTGACTTTCTCAAATTTTAAATGTGGTCGATTTACTTTAGTTGATTGCATTGAAACTGGTTGACTATCAAATCCGCCTCCCATGTTGGCGAATGTAACTCTCCAACGGTTCTTTGCTTTTGGGTGTAAGATACCTGTTCCTACTCCTGGGATACCTATGTCATTAATTGTACTCACGTGATCTCTCCTTTAATCTGTTAATATTATGCTGTTAAAGTTGCGCCAGTAGCAACAATTCTGATTGGTATATAGATAAATTCAGCTGCTTTGACTGGTTTTAAGGCCACATCAATATACATTTCATTTCTATCTATACGATCAGGAGTATTGTTAGAAGCATCACAAACAGTAGCGAAGTCATATAAACCTCGTTTTACGATAAGATCACCTAAGAACGAATCAACCGTTGCTTTTAAATTATCGCGTGTTAGTTGGTCATTCGGTTCAAATACAAATGACATTGTGTTTTTACGTAATGAACGTTTGATGTATTGTACTAAACGAACGACATTAATACGGTCCATCGCAGAAGCATCAGGAGCTGAAGTTTTTTGACCCCAGATAATAATACCACGTCCTGGAAAGAACACAATAGGATTAATATTTGTAAAATATTTGTATAGGTTATCACGTTGTCCTTGGTTTAAAGCAACAGGAACAAATGTTGTTGGAGTTCCTAACACCCCAGTAATATATCCAACATCAGATAAAGTAGTAACCATACCACGACGTGTTCCTGCTGGAGCAATCCATAATTCAGAAACTTCATCACTATAAGTTATAGTAGCTAAGGCTGTACCAGATGCTGCTACAAAAACATTTACTCCATCTAAATTAGATGATATACCATGTGGATAGTAATATCCAACATTACGATTAGTACGACGTTCAACAGTAGCTGCCCATGTAACAACATTTTCAGGTGTCTTATCAAATGGGGTATCTGCAATAACAAAAGCTTCCTCTTGAATCTCAATACATAAAGTTAATAACTCATCAACAACTTCTGGAAATCCTGGACATAAAATAATATTATATTCATAAGTTTCTGAACGAATATCAGTATTACTGTTAATAGCTGCTTGAAGTGCTGTCGTAACAGCAACTCGACGAGCTGCATCATTAGCACCAAGACTTGTTTCATTTAAGAAATTAATTGTATACTTGAATTCATCAGCAGCACCAAGTAATGTATTTGCAGCTTCTTGTGGTGTCCATTCTGTTGGAATTACTCCACCAAGTGAATTAGTTGTCCAGTCAATAGCAATACCAGTTAACCCTAAAAATGTACCTGTTGGTGCATAATTATAACCATTTGCAAAAACATCATAAGGTGCTAGAGTATGATTAGCTGTAAAACTGGTTTGGCTGTGAGCAAAAGAGAACATTTGCCAAATTGTTTGAGTAGCAGTGGCTGCTAATGATAAAAAGTGTGTTTGATCAACAGTTACTTTATAAAGTGGATTAGAAGGAGTATAACCATTAGTTTGATTAAATTCGTTCAAATAAGCATTAGCTAAATTTTCAAGAACATATGCTGCTTCTTGCATTTTGATATCCCACATATTGCGGATATCGTCAAGATTGTCGTTCAAATTGACGTTAGCACGAATAACATAAGCAAGATCACCAATACGAAGATATTGATTAAGTGCGAATACTCCATATTCGTTGCGGGTGTCTCCATGTAATGGATTTCCACCAGAATCTTGTAAGAAACGTGGGACTCCATATAATTCTGTACTCTGTCTGAGTGATGTTACTGTACGTATAACGTCAGATTCAAATGTTCCAGCAGCATCTGTGACACCGTCTGGTCGTTTCTTTTCATCTGCAGTTGCAACAAAAAACAATGGAACTGTTCTTGCTGTAGCCGGAATAAAAAAACTTTCATCTGTAACTGTAACGCTTACGCCTGG